ATAATTTCCACCTAAAGTTGTTAAATAGGTTGAAAGTTGTATTGCAGGTAATCCACCAGTACTGAAATTACCAAATACAAATTCAGCTCCACCTGATAGTGAGGTTATCTGATAAACACCAGCACTCACACTGTTTTGAGTAAATGCCGTTTGTATTAGATTTGTATTTCCCCAACCATTAGTTCCATTACCGGTTGCTCCTGAAACTCCAAATGACATTCCTCCAAACCAAGTAATATTATATGTACCAGGACTAACTGCGTTGATTGCACAAGAACCCGAAGTTGAACCTATGAATGGATACATTGCCTTCATTGAAGTATAAAGACCATTAGATTTTAATGAGGTAAAGAGTGTATTGGTTGCCGCAGATATCGTTGCATTGAGAGTTCCCCCTGTCGCAACAACAGCATTCAAAAAGGTTGTAGCATCAGAATCAAAAGGAGTAGGACTTGGAGTGATACTCGGAGTATTTGTATTTGTTGGCGTCATTGTGGTTGTCGGTGTAACAGAAGGAGTGTTAGTTGGAGTTTCTGTTGGAGTTACAGAAGGCGTATTTGTCGGAGTTTCCGATGGTGTTATGCTCGGAGTATTGGTTTGTGTTACAGAAGGCGTATTTGTCGGAGTTTCCGATGGTGTTATGCTCGGAGTATTGGTTTGTGTTACACTTGGGGTGACAGAAGGAGTTTGAGTTGTAGTAGGAGTGTTTGTAGTAGTTACAGAAGGAGTTGGACTTGGAACAAGCGGTTGAATCTCATCAGGAGCGAAGATATAATTTGAATTGAATTCATTATTTGAAATAAATGAATCGAATTGAGAATTCACTGTGATTGCTGATTGAACGATAACTTGAGCATCACCATTCTCAACAACATTGGTCGCAAATGCAGGATTCAAGTTCCCGCTGCCGGCGGGTTGCTCCCAAATGGAATATAGATATTGTCCCTCATAGGGAAATCTAATTTGTCCTACACCATTTCCCTCAACAAAATAAAATTCATCATATCTACTTTTATGCGTTGAAATATCTGTAGGAATGAATGTTACATTTTCCTTTGAGAATATATGTGTAAAAGAAAATAGATACTCAGGATTGGTAAGTTCGGAATTCTGAGAAACAGTAACAACCAAAGTATTTGGTTGGTTTGTTTTGATTATTAGCATAATATAAATAAATCGCAGGGAGTTTTATCTCCCCACGATTTTATTAGATTTTTATTAGCAACCACAACTACCTGCTGTGATACCAGATACCACTGAAGAAAGAGTTCCACTCAATTCATTCATCGGATTTGGTTCCATATATTGGAATGTAATGTTATAGCCGTTTTGGTCCCCCAGTGCCTTACCAGTGACAGATGTTCCTGCACTGATGAAGCAGCCGTAGGTTTGTCCAAGTAGGAAATAAGAACCATTATTATCTTCGATGCAAATTGCTAATCTCTGAGATTGAGCCAATACTTTGAGAACATTTCTCTTTGCTTGGTCAAGTTTTGCGAAATAAGCAACTGTTTCACCTTGATAGAATACTGTTCCATTCTCAAGTGAAGCGTTCACTGTTTCAGTATGTTGTGAGCTTGTTCTTATCAATTCGAAACAATAAAATTCACCTGTGCCAGAAATTGCGGTAATGGTGTCTCCTGTTGATTGAGTGATAGTGTTGATATTGCAGTAATCAGTAATCCACATTGTTTTGAGACCACCGATATTATCTCTACAACCCAACAAAATTCCGCTCGTTAAATTACAACTCATTTTATTTTGATTTGTTTGATTAGTTTATTTTTTTATTGAAATGAGAGGGGAAATCAGTCCCGAATTCCCCTTCTCATAACAATTATAGACCATTAGTTACAAAGAACTCTTGGAATGCAACTTGTGTTCCGAGTTTCCAAGCTGCCATTACGCGGACTTCCTGGAAGTCCTGCGACCACCAACTACGGAACGAATCTTCATCCGATGCTAAGTCAGTACCAACGAGCATATACTGCATTGGTCCGATAACAATCAAATCAGAACCATTCAATCCTGGTACACCTACTACTTTGTAGTTTGATTGAGGATGGAATACTTCATATACTTGACCGAGAGTTGGTTCTGTGAAATGGAAGTTGTTTACATTTCTCAATGCTACCATATAGCACTTGAATGCGGATTGACTCATATACACAACGATGTCACTCCTGTCATAGACATTTCTATCCAATGCGTTGATTAAATTATCAACCTGAGCTAATGTGTTATATGCTTTTTCAGTTGTTGTAGCACCTGTTACAGAACATAATGCTGTTTGACCTGTAAGTTTAACTACAGAACCTGAGTTGTTTAAGATTTCGATGAAACCTGAGAATGATGATGTACCACTCGATGCGTTCCACAATAAATCTTCGTTATATCTTTTGATTTGCTTTGTTTGCAAATCGATGATTGCTTGTTCGAAGGGTGCATTTTCATTGTATGACCCTGCATTCAAATACTGACCCAACCAAAGGGTGTTTAATTGTTGTAAACACAATGATTGGTTTACTTTCAATGCTTGAACTGTAACTGGTGCTACAGTGAAAGTTACATCACCTTGAGAGTTCCATCCGCAAGTTGTTCCTGTTTGTACAGAAAGAGTTTCAGAAAGTAAGTTTACATTCTGAGTTCCTTTGATACCAGGAATAACATTCACATATTTCATTGTTACAGGAGTAAGAACCGCTTCTGAAATAATATCAGGAGACAGTTGGTCTACATAAGCACTCAACCCGCCGAGGTCGTAATTGAAGTTCAGTTTGCTTAAATTTCCTTTTTTCATTTTAATTTGTTTTGTTTAGTTTTTAGACATATCCTCTCTCATTCTTCTGAATGCTTCTAATTTTGTCAATAGAGGATTTTCTTCTTCGTTTATTGTTTTTTGAGTATAAACTCTTGAACCCGCAGGTTCTTTAGAAAACTTATTGAACTTTGATTCCAAAACTTCATTTTTCTTTGAAATCTCATCCAACTTGTTCTCAATTTTCTTTAATGCTTCAGAAAATAATGTAGCGATTTCCATCATTTGATTTTCCATCTCTTCAACATTTTCTCTTTCGGTGATTTTACCATCTTTGGTGATGAATCTAATTTTGTTTTCATTACCACTTGTATCTCTCAATACAATCTGATGTTCACCATCAGGAGCAGGTTTTTTAGAACCATCTTCTCCAATTACCATAACTTCTTCACCAACATCAAATGTCTTAGATTCAACTTTGACACCTGTAGCAGTTTCAGCAATGGTAAATTCTTCAGATTTTTCAAATCCTTCTCCACGCTTTTTGTTGTCAGCCTTCGATTGAACGCCTTGGATTGCTCCACCCACAATTTGAAGAACTTTTCCACCTTCGGTTTCATATTCTCCATCAGAGATAGCAGATAAAGTTCCGTCATAACCGACCTTCTTTATTCTTCTACCAACGATTTCACCTTCACCCTCCATACGGATTACAGTTCCATCAACGAGTTTCACATCACCAAATTCCAATTCTACAACTGACATATTTTCATCAACAATGGTTTCCTTCTCTTTTTCATCTTCGATTTCAGCATCTTCTGTTTTTTTCTCCATATCACCCATTTTGATTTTGGAGACAGTGCCGTTCTCGTCAACTTCAATTTCAGAACCATCATCGAGCTTGTGGACTCCTGGCGGAGCAGGAATCAGTCCTTCTTCCGTTGAAATATAAATTGGTTGTCCTACTTCCAACTCACCTTCCATTTTTACAGCCATTCCTTGTTCAGTTTTAGCTTCAAAAAAATTTTCAGTAGTTAGACCAAGCAACCTTTTAATTTTTTCAACTGCGTTTTTACTTGTCATCTTCAATAGATTTTAGTATTTGCTTGATTTGGTTTATTTTTTTTGTTTCCTTTGAGAAAACAGATTTTTCTGCAAATAATCCTTCAACAGAAAATCCAGTAAGTGCTTTTTGTTTAATCATCTTCCAAATCTTGGGGTCTTCAACTTTCATCGAAACGAACCAAGTTCCGGCAGGTAACTCAAATCCAAAAGCAGCACTTTTATCTTTAATTGGGTCTTCTGATACCCAAGATTCTGTAATATAAACTTTCTCAGAACCAAGTTTAACTCCATTATGTTCTATTGAAGTTTCATCAGTTCTTTTCTGTCTGAGAAATTTCTCAGCCATTTTCTTGATTGAGTCCTTTGAGAAATACACATAATACATATTCCCTAAGTCATCATATCTATGAATCATTTTATTAGGCACCATTGCTGCTCCAACAAGAATTCTTTTGTCATCATCATAGAACAAAAGTTTTTTACTATCAAAATTCTTTCCACCCCAACCCATCATATCATCGATGGATAGTTCTCTATTGGATGCAGATTTTTCTATTATTGATAATTTTCTTTCAGCCCATCTAAGACCTGCTTCACCACCCCACGCATCATACATCAATTTACCACAACCATCATCATAAGATTTTGAAGTTGTTAAATCCCCCTTGTGTCTTGATAAATAAGAATACATTCTTTTTACAGTATCTAAAGATATATTCTCACCCTTTGCAAGTTGATTAGCTCTTTGTTTACCTACTCCTGTTCCACAAGAACCCCATCCATTTTTGTTTGCATAATCTAATGCTCTTTGAGCTGCTTCAGATACACCCTTTGGATAGTCAGAAATTGTATCAATAAATTCATCTTGAGATGCAAAAGTGGAACCTACTCTTGGTGGGATTTTATCTCTCTGATTTAATGGAACAGTATTCGGTTGAAGTGTTGGTCCGAGACCTTCTTCTCTTTCCAATCCTTTTGTTGATGATGCGGTATTTCTAATATCACCATCTTTTTTGTAAATCAATCTCACCCATTGATGTCTGCAGTTAAATGAACCTCTCCAAGTAAAAATTTCATAGAATCCAAATTCAGGATTAGCAACATTGTCACTCAACGCATTGATATCTTCAATACGATATACTCTATTCTTCGACAACATTTCTCTACAGAATTGTCTATTCTTTTCATCTCTTGGACCGACATACTTGAATCTAACTCTGAAATTTTCTCTATCAAAATCAGATGGTTCATTAGGGGAACTGAATCTCTCTTGATTCATCTTCTGAACGACAGAAGTGGTCATTTTTTCGACTCTAACAACACTCCATCCCTCTTCTATCAACTTTGAATAAGGCTCTCCCAATTCGTCTAATTTTGGGTTATGTGAACAGAAGTCATCTTCCACTATTTTATAGGGAGACATTGTTTCAACTTCTTCTCATCATATTCATCATCGATGAATAACTCAACAATTTTAGTGTTTGCCATTTTAATTAAATATTAGATTTGATATTTTTTACCACTTATTATATCGTAGAACGAGATTTTATCAATCTATCCATCTGTTGTTGATTGCTCATATCCGTTGCTGATACATAAGTTTTAATTGGAGGGGTCATTCTATTCTCAGCATCTTCAGCCATAACACTTGTTAAAGTTGTATTTCCAATTGCTTGAGTAAGTAAAGAACCCATATCAAATTGTGGTTGATTTCCCAATGAATTTAATTGAGATAGAATTGGTGCGAACATTCTCGATGCGTTTGCATTGATTACAAACTCACCATTTGACAATAGAGTTGGAATACTATCTGAGGTAGATGTTCCCGCTCCAGTAACAATACCTCCCATTGCTCTTCTCGCAACAACATTGATTACACCTGAACG